AGAGACTTAACTGATTGTGCAAGTACGCAGCTAATTCACTGAAGTAAAAAGTTTCTCCAAAGTCCCAATTGGCTATGTCAAAATATCTGTTAATCGCAGCTATAACTGATGTTTTAACATCATTATCACTGACTATCACGCTGGAATTTTTTACCACTTTAAATGTAGCTCTTAATGTTGGTTCTGCCTTGGCCCCAAATATAGGTTTAAATTTAGCTGGATTATAAATTATGGTATCACTGATACCTTTATATTTTTCTAAATTGTTGAAATCTACTCCTAATAATTCAGGAGTTGGCGCTGTTGGTTGGAGAACTGTATTTGTGGTATCCTGGATCCATGCAAGATAGTCTGTAGCATAGGTCTTGGTCAGGATGTATAGATCAACTATATTGTTTGGGCTTGGATCAATACGGCGATTATTAGGACTGCTGTGTCTATATTGAAAATATAGATCCTGACGGCCAAATTTAGCAGTGTATCCCGTTACCACATTCAAGGTATAGCTGGCATCTACGACTGTCAATTGATAAAAAGTATCAGTTGGAATAATATAGAACAGTTGACCATCTTGATATAATGTTGCGGCTGTCTGGACGGCAACCAATGTGTTGTATATACTAACTATTTGACTACTGCTAACTGGTGTCCGTATGACGAAGTTGTCATAGCCAAATGTATTTTGGAAATAAACATATTTGTTCTGTGTGTTAACTGTAGGATTAACTAATAGTTCAAACAATTCAGGATTATCAGGAACTCCATCATCATTGCTGTCAGGGAAAGTTACTAATATCTTGTTAGGATTAGCGTAACCGTCTACTTCAACTATGTTATTATAAACATGCCATGTATAATCTAATGCTAATGAATTAGTATTGTCAGCGTTGGTATTTACTTTTAATACTTTTACCTGATCTTTGATCGTGAATCCCGTCCGCGGATCAAAGATCTTCACGCGATTATCAAAGTAAAAATTTGTCTCTTGTACGCTTTCAAATATGTATTCAAGTTTTCGATAATAGACTGTATAGGTACGACCTACAGTATTGAAACGTATCAGCCAACTGCTGTCAAGACTGCTAGCACTAGTATTACCAGCATTACCTAAACTGAAATCTCCTGTGTTTAAATTTTCTGGAAGTATGATAGTCCATGCTGATTGAACGACATCATAACGCAGGCCAAAATCTTTATAGGCCTGTATATAATCTACTATGTCCGTGGTCACAGCGGCGGAAAATTCATTGTTGAATACTGGAAATACACGCACAGCTTGAGCATCAGTTGGTACTACTTGATTAAGGGTTATTGGTCCACTACCGTTGTCTAAATTACCTTCACCGCCATTGGTACCATCTGCAAGTACCTGCACGGTCTGGGCATAGATAAAGTATTTGTCCCCACTACCGCTAGGAGTTCCTGATTGTATGGTATTGCGTGCATCAAAATAATAACCTGTATTAGCTGAGAATTTTAAGATAGAACCTTGTTTAATGTAACTTTTATTATCAGCTACAAATCGTCCAACTTGTAAGATATTATCCGTACTGTCTACAAAATATCCCGTGAGGCCAGCTTCATCTAGTGATTTATTCCAGAAGGTATTGGGTATGTTAACAGCATTATAGCTAGCATAGAAAAACTGTTGCATCTCCTTAGTTGATGTCAGAGGTTTTACTTGATTATTAATTACCTTATAGATATCATTTACTGTGTTAAAACTGAAGTTAAATGAACTTATAGGATCATCACGATATAGTATACCATCTTGACAGAATATATTAGTTGAACTATATTTGCCTGTGGTATCGATAACATCTAGATAACGGCTCACACCACTGCTGGTGCGGTTCACTGCTTTGACTTTTAATATGCTGCTGAATAGTGTATAAGGTAAGATATTGTAGTCTTCACCCGTGACCATACGATCCTGCGTGTAATATTGCTGTGGTGCTTTTTGTCGTACGTCATCTATTGTTTCACGTGTATTAGCATTAGTTACTGTGTATTGTAGGCTAGCACGGATGTTGATAGTTTCTATACGTCCACCGCGGCTGACGTAATTTATTGGGATGGTGATTCCACGTAATTCGTCTGGAGATATCTTATAGCTTAATCCGTTACTGACTCTATAAAATAGTTTAAATCTACCCTGCGGAATATTAGCAAACGCACCATCACCAAAGATAATATCTATCTGGTCACCTGCACGTGTGTACACTTGATATATATTTTTATTTACTGTTTTATTATAGATAATATTAGTAGCGCCAACACTAGGCACAGCAGTCCATTGGGTGCTGTAGTTACCATTTTGATCTAAGCTGAATAACCAAATATCCGTGTTGTTGATATTGTCAACATTTAGACTATACACACGATTAGGTAAGCTTTCTTGGAAATTTATATCTACGCTCTGTAAACCACCTTGTTTGAAGAACAAGAAATATCCCGTGTTATTACTGCTATTGCCAAGATTATCCGTCCTGAACAATAGGTTAAAACTGCTGTTCGGTCTTGGTGTGTTTTCGTATATGTATGCTTGCCCCGCTGATGTTGGACTAACGATCTCAAATGACACTTGACTGCCTTCGATGGTTGCGCTAAAAGCAAATGTAGCTGTGAGATTAGGAATTAAGTTGATCTGATATTCTTCTGTTAAGATATTATTAACCAGCTGGCTGTTGCTGGGTTTTCCCACTGCCTGATTGCTGTTTAAGCTAGCATTGACCACAGCTATAAATTGTTCAGCCCAATTATCATTAGCGGAATCTGCCCAGTTGATTACCAGTCCAGATAGATTTAGTCCATTGCTGTCATAGACAGTTTCTGTAGTGCTAACGCTGTCTACTTTTAATAGCCCGCTGGCTGCAATATTACGTTTGGGATTATAGCTGATTAGGCGTGCTAGTTTCAGCACACTGTCTCGACGTTGTGCGGTATCTATAAAATTTTCACGTGCATTTAAGTCGCCGCGGAAAGCTAGGCTCTGTCCTAAGAAAGCGATCAGATCAATTAGGGCGATAAATTCACTGGACTCGATAAAGTCATTAAAATCTTCAGGATAATATAAACGCAGATAATCAACCATTGATTTGCGAAGTGTTTCGTAGTCATAGCTTTGGAAATCCGCATTACGGAATGTTTGATATAGTTTAGTCCAGTCTTCAGCAACTAGTAAACTGCTTTGTCTTGTGGTAATCGCCATCGATATTTTCCTGTTATAATACTATTTATCAGGAAAATAAAGTGTGTAGTTAATTAGGCTGCTGTTAGAGTATTGTTTTGATTATCAAACTGTAGATTAAGCAAATTAGTCTGATTTGTTTGAACATAGCGTAGTTGTAGTTCTACTTGTATGCCTTGTGAATATTCAGTTACTACTACGTTATCTATGCTTAGGCGAGGATCTGAGCTGGCGATATTATTAATATCAGTGACTATGACGCTTTTTAGATCTTCTGTAAGAGGCTCATGGACCACGTTCCATATGATGGTTCCAAAATTAGGATTCATCAGCTTCTCACCCTTGCGGATATAGAAATGATTGATCAGATCTTGTTTTACCAACTCAAAATCCGTTAGGCGATACTTGCGACTGCGCCCGATAGTACTAAATCCACGATACATGATAGCCATATAGATATTTATCCTGCCTCAACAGCTGGTACTTGCGGTGCTAGCACTGAGACAGCATGCTTGCCTTTTTGGAAATATGTGTTACCGGTAGTTTTATTACCATCTGCACCAACACCAGTCTCACGCCAAGTAGTAGCACCAGTAGCACCCAGTAGATGACTAGTAGCCAACATACCACCAACTTCTTCAGGAGGCATGTCAGCGGTGATAACACCACGCCTGACCATCTCAGTATAATTGCGTTGGGTTTGTTCTTGCATAGCTGTTTCCTGCACGCTGGGATTACTGAACCAGGCATTTTTGTCAGTGATACCATCCTTGCCCGTCCATGAGTTTGGATTGTCTAGCTCTGCTAGGCTAGTAACACTAGATTTCACATAACCTCCATCTATTAAAGCCAGATGTCCAAATTGGTATTTGCCTACAAATCCAAATTTATTTTGGCATTCGTATCCTGATTTTCCGTTACCTACTCCTTCGGTAGTACCAACTCTACTTTCGCTATTGCCAATCTGTGCATAATAAGCGATCATCTGATCTCTGTTGAGATTTCCTATTGGGCTAACAGATTTTCCATTTCTAAGAAGTTGGTCGCGTAGTTGTTTGGTTCCAGCTGGATTCTTAACTTCAGTTCCTGCAACATCCTTGATAGCGTCAGCTACTCTAGTATATGTGGCTTGGGGTGTTATACCTGAACTGGTATTGTCAGGGTCAAAGTATCTAACAGTTTCACCTCGATTATAGGGTTCGTGTGTGGGTGCTACTGTGACTATGCTACTTAATTGATTAGACCTATTAATCCATGACCCACTATTACCGACTCGTGTTGTATCTGAAAAATTGTTTAATTTAAATAAGTTTACGCCAGAAACTACTAAGGTGCCTCCACTGTTATTTAGAATCTGTGTGGCTTCTAGTGCATAGGTCTGTGCTGATTTGAGACTGATACCTGCATCAGTCTGTACCTTAAAGGGACCACCAATCTTAAACTCAGTTGAAGCACTAGTTTCAACTGATAAGCTGCCTGTTAGTAAAGTAGTTCTATTAGATTCTGCTTGTATCTTGCCTCCTGCTTTTAAATTAATATTATTTTCAGCGTTAATATTGATGCTGGCATCGCTGTGTAGATTGATAGTGCCTTCTGACCTTACGCTGAAATTACCCTGACTGAATATTTTAATCTGTCCATCTCTGGCTAATTCTACCCAGCTGGTACCGTCTTTATGCGAAATATATAGGGTATTAGCAGTGTCATGCATGAGAAGCTGATGTCCACCGGCGGTGCGTAATCTCACTAACTTATCTTCACCTAATGTGGCACCATCATCCATGACGAATGTATGACCACCTTTGCGTCCAGTGACTTTAAAATATTCTGGTGGTAGTTTATCTGAATTTAATTTAGTTCTGTAATTTAAATCATCTGCTGGGTCGTTTAATGGTCTTCCTGGTGTGCTAATACCAAATACCGCGCTAGGAGTTTCTCGCTGGCTAGTACTGCCAATCGCGCCACGTATAGGATCTCGATCTAGTCCTTGCACCTTTAATATTTCAGCCTGTATCTTGTGGATTGGTTTTGGCAAATTGTAAAAAACAGGATCAGTAATATTTTCTTTTAGATTTTCATTGAACTCAACCACAGGTATTTGCACATTCCCTCGACCATTTTGAGAATTAACAATTCCATCTACATTAACACTTCCGGCCATGGCTGGTATCATATGATGGCTGAGATTTGGATTAACACAGGCCACCCAATATCCTCGCAATGGATCACCTGCTATGAATAATGCTATGACCTGCACACCTATATCTGGGGGTACCATCCACATGCCATAGCTATGGCTAACACTTTCAAATGTATTGGCGGTATCAGAAATTTTATCATTCGTGGTGTATCCCATGTATGGACTAGCATAGCTGACAGTGCGCCAGTTTAGCTGATCTTTTTCATCACCACCTAGATCTGGTATGTAGATCTGCAATCTACCACTGCGTGTGGGATCAAGATTATTTTTAACTATGCCAATATATGGATAAGGATCAACACGAGCTCCGCCTGCTTCTTCCCTGCGTAGACTTTTTATTACCTTGGTACCTGCTCTTTGATCTATTGCCATTGATTATTCCTTATTCGTATTTGCCAGCTTTAGCCTGTTCTAAATTAGATTTTGCTGCTGAAACTTCGGCTTTCCTGCGTGCAAGAGCGACATCTAGATTTGTTTGTTGTTCTGCATTAAGATTTTGGAATTCAGGATCAGTTCTAACTTTATTTTCAAATCTGGCTACTTCCCTTTCAGCGAACGTAACATTATTTTGGGCTCTT